TGATCAGCGTATCCAGCCCAATGATGAATCTGCGGCCTTTGCCTAGTCCTGGTCGAAACGCTTCCATGACACAAGCCCAGCCCAGATCCTCGCAGTCGAGGGCAACTTGCGTAACGGTTTCGTTGAAGTGATATTCTCGGTCTGTCAGGCAAATCAGCTTTTGGCTTTTCGTTGTGTTGCGCTTAATCGCTCGCGCCAATTTGTCCACCCACTCTGGCGAGTATCCGGCATTCGCTGAATAACTCGGCAGGTGCTTTTCTTTGCCGTTGAATAGAATGCAGACAATGTCCATTAAGCCGCTACCTTTCGCTGCTTTGGATTCATGATTTGCTTGCGCCAGTAGGCAAAATTTCTAGGCCAGTGGCGTTTGATGGCAAGCTCGCCAACATACTCGAAGTCAAGCCGCTCGGCCTCGTAATCTGAGCCAGAAACAAAAATCACAAACCACTTCGCCACATTCTTGCTCGTCCGCTTCTTGATGCCGTAAGGTCTGCCGCTTCTGTCTCTCACCACGAAATAGCTATACTTCGTTTTTTTCTTAGCCATGCTCTTGGCTGTTGTGTTCTGCATGGCGTCAGGATTCGCTTGCAGATAACTGAGCATTTGCGTGATTGAGCCTCTGGTCAAGTTTCCGTATTTGTCGAGCCGTGCCTCTTCGGATGCGACGGCATACCAGCCTTTGGGCAATGCACCCATCCGGTAGAGTGCTTTCTCAAAACGCTTGTGTTCTCGGTCCTGTCCAGTGATATGCGGTAACAGGATTTCTTCTGCCGTCAGCGAACTACCCACAACGCCTTTCAGATCCTTCGCGTAGACTCTGCCGTTCTGGTCTTTGATGGAATACTCGACAAAGAGTGAGCCTCTGCGTCCTGGCTTCTTCTTGTTAGGCGGCACAATGAACGGTGTGGGTCTGTCGAAGACGTCTTCCATTTCCTCGTACAAGGCAAAGCGAACGTCAAACAAAGTGTCACGCACTGCCTTGCCTACGGCATCCGGCATTTTCTTAGCGACTTGACGCAGGTACTGCCTTGGGATTTTTAGTCCGGTGTCGCCTTTCAGTGGCATGGGCTATTCTCTGGCAAAGTTTACATGCTTTGAAATCATTGAAGAAAACCTTGGTGTTCGGTTTGTGCGTTTGGCAAGATTCGCAAAAACGCATTTTTTCTTTCTCTCTGAAGCCTTCAGCAACCTTTGGCAACGTTCCATTTAGCAACCAATTGGCGCTGATTCCGTGAACGTATTCAATAGCTAAAGCCGTTGTTGCTTGTAACTGAGTTCTGCCTGAAAGAATGCCGCTCAAGCCTGAACGTGACAGGTGAATGGCTTCTGCAAATGCGCTTTGTGTAATTGCTAATTCTTCAATCGCAGACTTCAAGCGTTCTTGCGGTTGTAGGTTTTTTTCAACTAGGCTTTTTTCAAGCCTCTCTTCTAAGCGTTCGCTCAGAGGCTTTCTTCTGTCGAGCAAGGTGTAAAGCTTCACGTTCTGCTTCCTCTCTGGTTAGTCCGCCATCGAATTGCATGATTGCCGCTCGCTCTTCAAACCAGACGTACAAGTCTGGATCTAAAAAACGAAGTCGTTCAATCTCGTGAAAAAGTTTTTCGTTCATTGAGGCGCAGCTTAAGACGTGCGTCCGTGAAACGTCTCTATCGCTTTTGATAAAGCAAGCTTCCTTCGCGTGGTTTGGCAGCACTCGCTGTGGCGACTCCTCAGTTTGGTTCGCCAAAGATTGCTAATCGTCACGCCTCAAAATCCTTGTAAAGCCGCGAACCTGTTGCGCCTTCTTGGTTCTGGTACTTGCCGGAATACGGTTGCTCTGTGGTTTCGTCGAGTTGAAAAAAAACCAATTGGCAAATCCTCACGCCTGCTTTCAACAGGATTGGCTTTTCTGATTGGTTGTACAGTTCAAGCGTAATCTGTCCTTGAAAACCAGAGTCTACGAATCCGGCATTTTGAATCTGTAAACCCAACCTTCCGACTGAACTTCTGCCAGCCACAAAAGCCGCTAAGTGATCCGGCACACTGATTTTTTCCTGAGTGCTTGCCAGAACAAACTTCGAAGGTTCGAGTAAAAAGTCTTCAGTCTGAACGTGTTGGTAAACGGATTCTGAATCCAAGAACAGAAACTTCTGCTTGACGCCTAATTGGGCAAAGGTATTCCCCAAGTGCAAATCAACAGAGCAAGGTCCAACATGGGCGAACCGTGGCAGGTGTCCAAGTTCTTTGAGTCCATTCAAAGTTTGGTGAGAGAGAATCATAAATCCGCCCAATCAAATTCTGTTGGTGAATAAATCCGAATCAGTCCGGTTTCTCCCCAGCGTTTGCTGGCGTGAACGTCCCAGATTTCTTTGTCTTCTCTTCTCAATGCGTCTTCCAAGGATTTCAGCAGGTTGGACAAATCCGGTGTTTGCTTGTGAGGTTTTCCGTTCATCAGTGACTTCTGGCGAATCGACCAGCTTTTGGGCATGGGAATCACAAACTCAACGGCAAAGCTGTCTGGCAGAACAAACTTCATATCCATCGCTTGATAACGAAGCTCATCAGCAAACAATCGGTATCTGAGCGTTGACTTGCTTGGACTCCACTTGTCTCGAATGCTCTGCCTTGGCTTGGGTACTGGTCTGATATTGAAGGTAATCATTAGGTGCTTGCAAGAGCCTTCAACTGCGAGAGGTACTGCTTTGAGAGTTGTTGACGTTTGCGACAATCAACAGAAGCCAAGGCTTTTGGCTCTTCATAGCGATACTTGGAAATCACGTTGAGCAAGTCATTGACATCCGCAACAGTCGGCCAAGGCTTGATTGGTGTGGGATTCCAAGAATTGATGATTTTGGAAATGGCTTCTGCAAAGTCTTGCTGGTCAATCATTGACTTACTGCAAAAGGCTTGAACCCAGAGTTGGTGCAATCCTTCCGGTATGGGTCGGTTCAAATTCATCGAAACCATTGCCAAAGCCTGAATTACCTGTTTCTCCGTGACGTTTTTCATAATCCTCCACCATGCGTTTAACTGATTGTTCTTGTGCGGTGAGTCTTCGAGGTTGTTCCTGCGGCTTGCCTCGGATTGGCACAATTGGTGGTTCTTGGTGCTGCTGAATCAAGTCTGCGACTAGAAAGCGTTCAGCGTCTTTGGTGAAGCTGTCTCCGCATTCTGCCAAGTAGTGATTCGTGGCAATCTCAATCTCAGCAACGCTGAAGTTTGCCAACAGCCTTTTGAAGTGTTCCTTGGCTTTTGCCTTCCTGCCTGGATTCCTCGTCACCTTCATCCGCCAATCACTCCACCAGCTTTCAAAAGCGGATATATCTTCAGTGTTTCTTTTGTTCTTTGTTTCTTTTGTTATCTCTTTATTTTGTAGCGTTGGATTTTCCTGCGTAGGTTTTTCCAACGTAGGTTTTTCCAACGTAGGTTTTTCCAATTCAGGCAAATCATCACGCACACCAGTGACGAGGTAAACGTAATCTCCAAGCTTGCCATCCGGTTTACGAATTCTTGCGCCTCTCTGGATGTATCCAGCATTCAGCAGTTCGTCCATAGCCTTACGAGTAGAGTCAATGCCGTCTGTTGCGTGTCTAGCTAGTTCAGAAAGCCGAATGTTCCAATCTCTCGGCAGACTGAGCAGATAGACCAGCAAGCCTCTTGCTTTCCAGCTTAGTGATGAATCTTGTGCTGCTTCGTTACCGATAACGGTGTAGGGTCCGTCAATGCGTTTGCCAATCATTCAAACCTCTAGCGTTTCAAAAGGATTGAGGTATTTAATCGGAACAAACCAAGCAGGAGAGCGAACGTCTGTCCGCCAGAACTGGTCCTGCTTGCCTTCGCTGCCTTTGATCCAGCCGTGAATCTCGTAAACTGGCGAATTGCCTGTGACCAAGACGAAGTTGTCCTCACCGGAATCAATCGGTCTGATGATGAGGTTCTTGTGGCTCAATGCCGTGCGTACCTGAAAGCCGCAAACGTCCGGTTTCTTGAAGGTGTCCACGCTGCCGTCCCAATAGCGGCCTAATGCCTTGGCAACCGCTAATTCACCACAAGCGCCTTCCAGATGATTGTGCCAATCGTAGCGTTTCTGATTCGTCGAATCCTGACGCTGATACTTGATATTCGCTAGGTTTCGCAATCTGCCAATTTCGGTTGCCATTGCCAGCTCATGCCACGACAGCTTCACTTTCATCAGTCTCCGGTATCAACCCCAAACGGTCTTCGGTCTTGGTCATCAGTTGCGTCAATGCAGTGATTTCGTCTTTACTCAGTTGTTTGTGGCTGCTGGCTTCTCGCGCCATGCGTCGAGCGTTTTCGTAACCGTTGCGGTTCTTGGCTTCTTCAAACTGCGCCTTGCAGCGTTCAAAAACCGGATTGGCCTTTGCCTCAATGAATGGCTCATTGTCTGGCGGATTCGGCTCAACGGTTGCTCCGTTTTCATCAAACTCTCCATCCAGGCCAGTGATGCCAAAGCACAAGCGGATGGCTTGCTTCATGGCTGCTTGTCTGAGCATCCGGTTGGGGTAGTTCTTCCAAGCTGGACTTCTCTCGTTATAACAATCGCTTAGATATTCTGTCACCTCAGTTGGGTGTGTTCGGTCTTTGCGATAAATGCGAGCCGTGGCGGAAATGACTTTGCCTTTGTCATCTGCCTCTCTGCCGAATTCAATCCGCTCAAACTGCGGATGGTTGTTCATGATCTTTATGTAGCCATCAACTGAGATTGAAGTGGTGATTCCGCCTTTGTTGTCTGGAAATGCCCAGATTTCCTTAGTCACCGGATTGAGTTTGAACTGCTTGGCTATCGTCAAGAAAGCCACCAAGTGTTCTTGCTTGGTTCCGGTTGGTAAAATCGACTTCGACAACACTTCATGCAGTGTGTTTTGGTCAACACCTAACTCTGACGCTACTGATTTGATTAATTCGTTCATTAAGTACCTCTTTAATTCGCGCCTTCCAGCCAGCTTAAGCTTGAGTTGAGAAAAGCTTTATCGCTTGCTTCGGTCACATGAATGATTGCCCGTTTTTTTAGGGAGGATGGGCAAAACCGAATAACTAGAAGGCTTAATCTATTGAAAATTCATCCTCGTATTCAGAAGGTTTTGAACCTTCTACCCAGACTGGATTGATGTATTGTGTGATTTGTCCACCTCTGCGGATGAACGCCAGAATCTCCGCTGAATAAATTGAATCAGCCGGAACTTCGGTTGAGGTCACTGAAGCGTCATTCCACTTCTCTTTGACCTCAACTTGCTTCTTGGCCTCAATCTCTAGCTCTTCTCTTTTCTCAGCCGCCTTATTTCCAAAGTGAACTGCGCGGCATTCAGCGGAACAAAACTTTGCTCTCGACTTGCTCGTCACTGGCTTAAATTGCTTTGAACAAATCCAGCATTTAAGAAGTCGATTGTGGTCTAAGCGGCTGCGGTTTCTTTTAAGGTGAACCAAACCGTTGCAGGTAGGGCTACAGTATTTTTGGCTTCCGGCTTTTGGTTGAAACGTCTTCTGGCAAACCAGACATTCTTTGGGTTTTAGCGTTCCAGGCATTCGAGGAATGGTTCCTCGCTTATACGCTCTGCGCTTGTCGTTTACATAACGGCATTCCTGACTACATAAAATGTTGCGCTCCGTCTTTGGCTGGAACACCTCACCGCATTCAACACATGGCCTTGGTTCTACGATTGGGGTTTTTTTGTATTGCTGGTTGTAGCAACGACTGCCGCAGAATCGCTGATCCTTGCGTTTGGGCATAAAGAATTTGCTGCAACCTTCACAGGCAACCTTGACTTTCGGCTTTCTATGCTTTGCTCGGTATCTTGCCGAATTGTCTAACTGCAACTGGTAACTGCATTTTTTAGAACAGGTCTTGTGGCTGCTAGACTTGCGATTAAATTTCTTGTCACAAATCACACACTGAGGCTTGGTGTGCTTGGCTTTCTGTTCGTCAAAACAAATCTGTCCGCAAGTTCTTTCCTCGCCTTCGGTCAAAAACTTCAGGCCACAATTGACGCAGACCTTAATGGTCAAATTTCACTCCATGTCTGTTCATTATGTGGGTCATCCATTCGCTGAATCTTCTCTTCCTTCGATATGTCTAGCGGCTTCAGATCAAAACAGTTTCGCTCATGCTTCTGGTGCGATAGCTTGCCGCACCTTGAACACTCGTAGAGTTGACAGAAGGTGGGTTCACGCCTTTCAGATTGCCGAACCAATCCCCAGAAATAAGCCTCTTTGCGCCTAGTTTCTTCTCTGAAGTCTTCGAGCGTTCGCATACTTCCGGTTAATAAAGAAAAGACGAATGCGCCACCAAAGCTTCTTCCAAGCTGGTGCGGTGTGGTGAGTGATAATCTGTGTCTTTGATTTTCGTTCTGCTCGAAAGAACAAGGCTTGTACGGTAGGTGCTGTGGTCATGTTCAACTCCATGTTGTGGTGGGGAAACGTTGCTCAAGCTGCTAGGAAAGACCCCTCTGACCTATGACTAAAACAACGTTTGTTTCCCCATGTAGACTGTTGAATGAGCCATAGCCGCTCCAGCCGGTTCTCCCAAACCGTCCAACTCGGTCAATGAGTTGAAAAAACTATGGCTCAGTCAACTG